GCCGCCAGCGGCAGGAGTCGAAGCGGCCGGTTCGTCGGCAGCCGGAGTCGAAGCGGCAGGAGCCTTCTTGTTCAGCGTGAGACCAGACGATGGCTTCTCGCCAGAGCCGCCGTCGCCGTACGAAGCACCGGTCTGATCAGCGACGAGCATCGCTTCGACCACGTCCTTCGAGACGCGCGGAGTGCGGTACTCGGAGAGGTTGAACAGCGTGAGCTGCTCGATCACGTCGTCGCCAACATCGGTCTGCTTCGGGGCGAAGCTCGAGGTGGTGTACGAAGCGTACTCACCGGACTTCGTCTTCTTGATGCGGAAGTTGTAACCACCCTTCAGTTCGAACGGGGCTTCTTCCAGATCGCCGGATTGGAACGCAGCTTGGATCTGCTTGAACACGGCCGGGCCGAACTCGATGAGCTTCACGAGCTGTTCAGCGTCGTGCTCGATCGGGGTCTCCATCACCAGCACTTGGCCGATGTAGCTCTTCTTGCGGTAGTACTTCTTGCCGAGCTGCTCGTTGTGGTCCGGCGACTTCTCGTCGTAGTACTTCTGCGACAGGGCGCAGATCGGGCACTCTTCGCCGTACATCTTCAGGCACGGAACCTTTTCACGCTTCCCGTTGATCGTGAGCTCGTGCGCGAGGTTCTCGACCAGGAACCCCATTGGGTTCTCTTCATCAGCGTCAGGGAGGAATCGGACAACTGAGACCGTGTCCATATCCGCCTTCCAAAAGTTAAAAAACAGCTTCCATTGAGCGGAGCCGCCACCACCTTCAGTGGTCTTTTGGGCGAATTGTTGTGTGAGTTCTGCGAGGGAGCGCTTTGCCATTTGTAAATCTCCAAAGTTGAATTGACATAAAACTGTTGAGCAAACTTACTCAACAGCTTTATTTATCTGTTCTAAGCGAACAGAAGTCATTGTAACAAGCACTTTGTGTAGGTCGAACCTCGTTACAGGATCGGAGTATCCGCCTCCAGTCTCCAGATCACCGTAAATACTTGTATGACAACACCGTTCACATATCTCATTGGGTGGCCAGAACACGACCTGTTTTACTACGGTGTCAAGTACTCAAAGGGATGTGAGCCGTCTGATCTCTGGACAAGGTACTTCACAAGTTCGAAGCACGTATTGAAGGCCAGACAGAACATCGGCGAGCCATCGATCGTTGAAGTTCGCCAGGTCTTTGAAGATGCTTCAACGGCAAGAGGCTGGGAGACACGTGTTCTACAGCGTCTTGATGCTAGGAACAACCCTAAGTTCCTGAACAAGACTAATGTTCCGGCACCTGGGGCCTATGAATTCACCAGAGAGCATCGTGACTTCATCAGCAAGAGACTCACCGGTCGAGTTCAAAGTTCAGAAGAGCGAACGAAGCGAATAGCCTCGCTCACAGGTAAAAAGAAGACACCAGAGCACATTGCCGCAGTTGTTGCGGCCAAAGCCGCTCGTCGTGCCGAGAGAGTCGCTGCTGGCACACAACACCAACCGCCATCAGGTTGGAAGATGAATGAAGCGTCAGTAAGTGCTTCAGTTCAAACAAAGAAGGCTCGACGTCTTGAGCGAATTGCCGCCGGACTCCTAAAGCCCGGAATGACACGAGAAGAACGATCAAAGCGACAAGTTGAACTTCGCCGATCGAAGCGCTTGCGGGTAACCTAAATGCCCGACTGGGATCCAAATGGATCCCAGTCGTTGTTCAAGTGGGGTCAGATCACCACTGAGCAATGATCTCCGTCATCACGTGCGCTTCGACACCCAACCACGGCGTCTCGATGTTCACGTAGATCTTGTGAACGGATGACGGTGGCACGAACTTGTCGGTCCGAGTCTTCTGCCGCTCGTTCGACAGCTTCTCAGAGATGTAGAACTCGACGACCTCGATTCGGTACCCCTTCGACTTCGCTGCCGTGATCCACGACCCACGGTTCTTGCGAGTCTGGTTCGTGCGATCCAGAATCAACGTGTTCCCAGCCGCGAGCGTGTTCACGAGACGATCCCGAACGTACGCGTCGTACTCCTTCGGATTCGTGATCGAGCAGTACTCCCACGCTTCCTTGTACGCCTGCTTCGGGTCAGAATCACGCCACAGCACCCGCTCCTTCGGTGGGAGGTTCAGATCGTAGCAGTCCATTCGGTACTGATCTTCAGAGATCACATCGACGGCACCAGAGTGCGAAGCCTTGAAGTGCTGAACCCACGATGACTTCCCAGCTCCGACCGGTCCGACGAGAACGAACATCGTCTTTCCATTGGCTGGGATCGTCCAGTCGAGAACACGAACGGTCTTGAACTCGTCGATCCAGCGCACAACATCAGCCTTCTTCGTCTCGTGATCATCGGAGATCCGACCGCAGCAGTCCGACCACAACTGGTCGTAGAAGCACTGCTCGTCCGAGCCCAATGAGTACACCAACATCGTGCGCAACGATTCGCGCTTCGACTTGTTCGTGATCGCGAACGGCAAGTGATGCTCGATGATGATCTTGATCCGGCGAACGTCGTGCCACGAGAACCCTTGATCGAAGAACAACTGCGTGATGCCTGGATGCTCGCACATGAACGAGATCATCTCGTTCGCCGAGACCCGCTCGTGTCCAGCGTACCGACGGTACACGCCAGAGCCGTCCTTGCGCTCCAAGACCTCCTCGGCTTCCGGCTTCCCGAAATCGTGGAACAACAACGCGATCAACGTGATCAACTGCTGCCGCTCGGTGCGGAACATCGACACGTTCTCGATGTAGTGCTCGATCGCCATCTCGGTGTGCACGGCGGTGTTCGCCTCACGATGCCACGGCGAGTCCTCCACGGTCTGAACCATGGTCTGCCAGTGCTTCGTTTCCTTGACCTTCGCGGCGAACTGCCGGAAGAACTCGATTGCCTTTGACATCAGATTTCCTTGTACTTCTGCTCTCGGTATCCACGCCAATCGTGACTTCCATCTTGAAGTGGATTCCTCGGGATGTTCTTCTGCTGACCGACCTTTCGTGATCCGCGCTTCCGCATTGTCTGCGCGTGCGGGATCTGACCAACCCATTCGGCTGGGATCTTCACGAGCTTCCCACGCCGCTCACGATAGAACTCGCCGTCGATTTCGATTCGCTTCATGATCTTGTTCCGTTGTGTCTCAGTCGATTCGCGAGACTGGGTACGCGGTCAGATTCGGATAGTGCTTCTTCAGAACTTCGACGAACGCCTTCGAGCCTTCGTACTTCGCGTCCATGCACTGCGTGAAGTTCTTCCCGGGGTTGTACACCTGGAACCCACCTTCGAACTCGTCGGTCTTTCCGAGACCTTGCTCTTTCAGCGCCTCAACGAGACGACCACGAGCCGGCTTGATCTTCACCCAGCTGAACCCACATGGGTACCACTGGTCAGGGTGACTATTGAGGTATCGAATCGTTGCTGCGGCTGCAGCGTCGAACGCCTCGTCAAGAACCGCGTTCTCGATGCTGTAGTTCTTCGGCTTCATTTGTTCACTCCGTTCCCAAGAACACAACGTCAAGAACACGACGCAAGTGTGCGAAGCTCTCGCTGTCCATGGCGCCGAACTCGGCGAGTTCTTGACGAACCTTCAGCATCTCGCGCTCCACGCCTTCACGAGAGATCCCAGCGTTCACTGCGGTCTCAAGGGCTTCGTTCAGCTCTTCAGCCGCGGCTTCGGTGCCAATCACCTCGTACAGTTCCCAGTCGACCCAGGAGAACCGCGGGTCGATCGTGACTTCCACCTTCTTGTTCAGACGGTTCATCGCAGCTCCTCAGAAGCTCGGGTTCTGCTCGTACACGTGGCCGGAGATCATCCAGAACCCACGACCGGTTTCACGGAACCCACCAGACATCTTGTACCGACGGAACTTCGCACCGGTCGAGGTCGTAATCTGCCAGGTCGGAGTGATCTTCACGATCTCACCGCAGGGGTAGCTGTCACCGTTGAAGCTCTTCGAGACTTCGTCACCGATCACCGGAGCTTCGATCACGCGGTACTGCGGCCAGGAATTCGAACCTTCGTCAGTAGCGAGGTACATCTCGCCGGTCATTGCCGTGAGGTACCGAGCCATCCGTTCAGCCTCCTCGAAGGAGTCGAAGTCACGTGACGACATCCAGCCGATGCGCCCAGTACGACCATTCGAAATAGACTTGGCCCACTCGAATCCAGGTTCCCGTTCGAATGTCGGCATCTCATCCGAGATTTCCAGGGGAAGATCGGTGGGGCTGACCTTGATGTAGAACATGAAGCACTCCTTGATTCGATACAGCCACTATAACACAATCCTAGGATCAGGGCTAGAATCTTTGTAACCACCAGGTCCGATGTTACAGACCAGCGGCCTTCACGGCCTTCCGGCACAGAATCGCTTGAAGCGACAGAGCTTGAAGCTCCCACGGCATCTCGAGGTACGGAGTGCTCTCCTTGTACTTCTTGCCGAGCCAAGTCCGATGCCCAGTCTTCAGCACCTTCAGTTGACCGGCGAAGATCTGCTTCACGTGCACCATCTCGTGAGCCAGCGTTTCAGCAAGCTCTTCGAGCTTCAGCGAATCGCGAATGAACACCAGCACGAGACCAGGGAACACCTGAATCGTGGTGCCAAGATGCTCGGTCTTGCACAGCGTGATCACGGTCTTCCCATTGAACCGCTGCAGGTTCAGCTGCTCCGTCAGCGACGGCATCAGCTTCGTCATGAACGCGATCTTGGCTTTCGAGGCTTGGTATTCATAGTCCATGGTTGAACTATACCACAGCCTTCAAGAATCTGAGCGGCGAACTTGTAACCGCCGCTGAACTTGTAACCGCCGCTGAACTTGTAACAGTCAGCGATCAACGATCTGACCGCTTCATTCGACCAGCACGATCCTGCTTCGTCCAGGTGTACGGCACACCGTCTGGAGTCTTCCCGTCGACGACTGAGTCCACGCCCGGCTTCCCAACCGAGTCAGCATTCTCATTCGACATGATCACGTGCCGGTGACCATCACGACGGAGGTCTTCCATGAACTTCATCGCGACCATGAACTCGGCATCCTCGAACCCCTTCGCCTGTGGCGCCTGAAGGTTCGGGAACATTGCGGTTGGGTTCGGCTTCTCGAGCCAGTAAATCAGAATAGACATACGAGCACTATACCACAGAACCTAGGATCCTGATGAAGGGATCCTAGGTTCAAGGCGATACAGTGTTACGCGCCAACTGTCGGGAGCTTGCCGGTCGGAGCGGTGAAGTTCGCGGTGTACCGACCGTAGCCCTTCGTGATTCGAACGTCATCGACAGTGCCAACGAGCGGCCATGAACCAGAGCCAACAGCATCAGCAATCGTGCCGATGATCAAGTTCGCGTTGTATCCGTAGTCGTTCGTGTCAACGTACGTTGATCCAACCTGCGTGCCGTTGATGAACGCGCGTGTTGAACCACCAGAGCGGCAGATCGCGACGTGAGCCCACGTGTTCGCAACGATCGCCGAGGTGGCGGTGATGCGGTTCACGTTGCTGACAGTGTACACGAGTTGTGTGCCGTTGAAGTACAAGAACGGCTTCACTTGAGAAGCAGCACCGCCCTTGTCGCGCATGTCGAACACGGGTTGGAGACCTGAAGCAGTGCAGTACAACCAGCCTTCAAGAGTGAAGTCGCCAAGACCGAAGCCAAGTGCTTCGCAGATCGGTGTGTACACGTAGTTCCCGACACCGTTCATCGAGATAGCGCCATCACCGAACTTCTTCGTTGAGGAGTTCAGAGTGACTGTACCGACAGGAATGAACGACGTTTCGCGCATCAGGTCAACCATAGTCCCATCAGCGAATGATGAGAGGAACGTAGTTGAAGCTAGCGGTTGTGGAGCGACAGACGGAGTGAACGCGCCGGTGTACACGGCAGCCTTTGAGATCCGAGCACCGTAGATGTACCCGTTGAAGTCATATCCAGACACAGATGCGTTCGCACCAATGCGAAGTGGATTCGACGAACCAAGGTTCGCGGATGACGTCACCGAGTTCGAGAGGACGCCATTCACGTAGAACGATACGGACGATCCAACACGAGCGACTGCCACGTGTGACCACGCGTTCAGTTGAACGGTCGCTGTCGATGTCCAGTCAGTTGTGCCATCGTACCAGTCAAGCGTTCTAGCGTTCGTGATTCGGAACACGGTAGGTGTCGCGCCGTTCGCGGCGCGAAGATCGAAGATCGTTCCTTGAGCGGTTGTCAGAGGATAGATCCATGCTTCCATCGTGAAGTTCCCAGTACCAAGACCGTACGCAGCCGAGGCTGGTGCAGTGAGGTACGAACCAAGAGAAGCACCAGTGAAGTACGATGAACCGTATGTCGAGTGGATGCCTGTCTGGAACGGGTTCTGATTCTGCAAGATCGCAGTACCAACGCCAGAGATCGTGAAGTTGTTCGAACTTGCGTCAGTGACGACACCAGTCGAGCAGCTCAGAAGCAATGACGTGTTCGTGATAGCAGTCAATGGTGACAGCGATGGGGTGAACGCGGCTGTGTACTGAGCGGAACCCTTCAGAATCCGGAAGTTCGAGATGTACCCCTGGAAGTAGTCTTCTGAACCTTGATAGATGTTCGCGCCAATCAAGACTGGACGTTGCATCGTCATGTTCGTAGCGATCGTTGCTGTTCCATCGAGCACGCCGTCAACGAACAGGCGAACAGTGCCGCCTGAGCGAGTTGCTGCAACGTGGTGCCAGGTGTTCGCAGTGATCGATGTAGCACCGTCAACGGTTGTTGTAGCACCAACATCAAGACGCAGACCCAACCGGAGCTTGTCGGCTGCCGTCACCTTGAAGATGAAGTAGTTGTAGTCAGCGATCGTCGTTGTTGTGTTCGAAGCAATCGATTCGATTGCACCAGTGCGAGTGCGATAGATCCAGGCTTCAATCGTGAAGTCACCAGTGCCGAAAGCAAGAGCAGCACTCGACGGAGTGTACAGGTAGCTTGCGTTCCCGGTAAGTGGCAAGTACAGCGAACCATTCTGCGCATCAGCGACCGCATCAGCGAATGGCTTGAAGGTACGTGGGATGCCGTTCGTGCCAGCACCAGTCAACGTCAACGTCAACGCACTCGATGAAGCATCAACAACCGTTGATCCTTGGAAGGTGAGAAGCGTAGTGTTCGTGATCGCGCCGAGATCTTGACGTGCTGGGATGAACGTGCCAGTGTAAACACCAGTGCCCTTCACGACACGGAAGTTCGACATGTACCCATTCACGAACGAGTTCGAGTCACGTGCTGACCAACCGATCGTGAGCGTGTTCGTCGTGCCATAGTTGTTCGAGTCAGTGTACACGGTCGCGGCCGCGACACCGTTCAGGTACAACTTCGTTGAGCCTGAGACACGCACCAGGGCGATGTGGTTCCAGGTGTTCGCGACGAGAATCGACGATGCGATCGTGTTTGCGCCAAGTACGTAGTACGTGAGGGTGCCGTTCGCCTGGAGGTACACCATTGGCGCTGGAACAGCATTCGACCCAGCATTGCCACCACGCATGTCGAACAGGACCTGACCAACCGACGAGGTCACGGTTGTTGGGTACAACCAGGTCTCAATCGTGAAGTCACCAGTACCGAATCCGAATGCGGAGCTCGTAGTGATGTCGTAGTGCTTTGCTGAACCGTCGAAGTACACCGAGCCGCCCTGAGTTGGAGGCGAGAACGCTGTCGTGCCGAACGGACCGAACGCAGCGATCTTTGGTGTGCCGGTACGGGTGAGTGTGATCGGCGAAGCAGAACCATCCTTACCGTACGGATCATTGAACGTGAGCAGGTTCGTGTTCGTGATTGCCGTGAGCGCAGAAGTAGGAACCGTGATCGTGCTTGCAGTTGGGTCGTACACGGCCGTGCCGTTCACCAAGCGCAGGTTCGACATGTATCCATTGAAGTTCGCAAGACTTTGGTGAGCGCCGATCGTCGAAGGGCCATTGTACGCTGTTGAAAGCGATACTGCCCCAGTACTTGAGCGAACACCATCCAAGAACACCGTGCACTGATTCGACGAGTTCCGAACGAGTGCGAGGTGATGCCAGACACCAGGAGTGATCGTTGGCACCGTGAAGGCTTGGCCTGAAATGTTTGCTGAGTCAACTTGAATCGCCGTGCTCGAGTTGAAGCGAACGTTCCATTGGGCTGAGGCAGTCGTGGCTGCACCAATGATGGCCGTACCGGCAGTGATTGCGGAGTTCAGAAAGAACCAGGTCTCGAAGGTGTACGTTGTTCCAACAGCTGGCGATGTGCCAAGAGCATACGTGCTCGAGCCGTCGAACGACGAGGACCAGTTCGAGCCTTGTGGCGAGAATGTGGAAGCCGAGACCACGCCGGTCTGAGTCAGAAGCGTGGCATTCTGCGACACATCACGGAACATGGTGTTTGCCGCACCGCTCAGAACAGAGTCACCGTTCAGGAGCAGTACGACGTTCTTCCACCAGGTGTCAGTTGTCGGGGCGTTCCCCGACACACCAGAGTTCCGCGTTGCCGCGGCGATTGAGCGAAGTGCGAACATCGTGTGATCCTATCAGTAGTTCTGACCTGCAATGAAACCGAGCCAAGTGTTCCCACCGTCGTAAGTCACGAAGGTGAAGATGTCGATCTTGTTCGCGCCTGAGGTGATCGTTGGAGCAGTACCACCAGCCCACTTGATCGTCTTTGCGACACCACCAACTTGAACAGTCGAGAGCGACATCGAACGACCGCCAGTTGAGTCTTGAGTCACGTACAGCGTGGCGCTGTAGTTCGTGCCAGTCGTTGGGACGTTCGTGAAGTTCAAAGCCGTGATCGCAGTAGCGCCGAGAGCGACAGTGAAGTTGTTCCCGAGCGAGCAGTCGATTGGGAACGTTGCTGCGAGAGTTGGAGCGTTCTGCTTCTCAGTGTACGCTGCACCGAACCCGACTGCGAACGTGCCAGCGCCAGGACCGTTGAAGGTCTGAAGAGCCGTCCAGGTGTTCGCGGTTGAGAGCGAAGCGCCGGAGGTGATCGTCTGCCAGGTGTTGTCACCACGGAGGTACGTGGTAGAGTTCGCAGTACCAGAACCGAGACGTGCAGTTGGAACAGTGCCAGAACCAAGATTCGAAGCGTTCAGTGCTGTGAGCGAGGTGCCGACACCTGAGAAGCCTGAGGTGCCGTTGAACACGAGCGAAGCCGAAGTGATCTGCGCAACGTTCGTACCATTCGTGATGATCTGGATCTCACCTTCACCGGTGTGATTGAAACCAGTGTCAGTTCCTGAATCTGCGGCGAACGTGATGCTCGGGGCAGCAGAAGTACCGTTCGCAACAAGCAAACGAGCCAGCGTGCCAACAGAAGTCAGCGACGAGCCAGTGACGCCAGAGGCGAGCGTTGTGCCAGTCAGCGTGCCAGCATCAGCAGTAGCAGTTGGAGTAGCCCAAGTGTTGTCGCCGCGAAGGAACGTTGATGACGAAGCGGTGCCTGATGAACCGATTCGGGCGACTGGTACCGTGCCAGTCGAGAGGTTCGAAGCGCTCAGTGCAGTGATCGCAGCACCTGCACCAGCCAGGTTCTGAACAGTCAGTGTCTGCGTTGCCGAGTTCACGGTGACGATCGGAAGCGGTTGACCACCAGCGCCACCACCAGAAGCGCTGATGCGGAACGTGCCGGCGAACTGCAGCGTCGTGTCACCAGTCGAAGCGTACGCGGAGCCTGAAGCAGAACCGTGGAAAGTAAGACCAACACGGTTGTAGTTGCCAGTGTTGCCGCCGAGGTCATTGCCGAGCAGGAACGATTGGTCGTACGCCGCAGCGCCATTCAGTGAGAGAACTTGAGCGTGCCAGTAGTTCGGGCTTGGGTCGGTGTGGATGACATACGTGAGACCGGCATCGCCAGTCAGAACGTTCGAACCTGAGCCGAAGCCGATCTGACCTGATGTCAGCGATGGAGCGCCGGTAGAGATCGTCTGCCAGGTGTTGTCACCACGAAGGTACGTGGTCGAGTCAGCGGTGCCAGAACCCAGGCGGGCTGGAGAAACGGTGCCTGACGACAGGTTCGAAGCGTTCAGCGAAGTCAGCGAAGCACCAGAGCCAGAGTGAGCACCAGAGAACGTGCCAGCGGTTGCAGTACCGGTGACAGTCAGCGAACCGAGAGTGCCGACCGAAGTCAGCGATGATGTCACGACCGTTGGATTCAGAGTCGTGCCAGTCAGGGTACCAGCAGCGGCGGTCGTTGGAGCTGCCGAGAGCTGCGAGAACGAGAGAGCAGTTGTGCCGATCGTGATCGGGTTCGTCGTTGTCAGAACCCAGCCAGTTGCGGCGTTCGCTGTACCGTGCGAGATGAACGTGTACGCGCCAGACGACACTTCAGTCGATGGCGAACCATCGAAATCAGATGCGCGTGTCCACGCACCAGAAGCAGCAACGTAGATGCCGTTCTGCGAGGCAGTCGATTGGTTCTTCACGAGAACGCGATCGCCAACGTTCAGCGTTACGCCATCGATGGTCAGAAGACCAGAGAGCGAGGCGATGTTCGCGGTTGAAGCAACGTAGCAAGCGTCCTTTGGATCGAGACCACCAGCAACAGCATCAACGTACCCCTTCGTGGCGAAGTTCGCGTCGACTGTAGGCGTCTGACCAGAGGCAGTGCCGGAGAACGTCCAGTCGCCAGTGATCGTTTCGTTGTCAGCATTCCGAGCAAGCAACGAACCAGGGTTGATCTGGGTTTCGTTCATGTAGATCAACGGCTGCCCGATTTGAGTGATTCGACCCTTGCCGTCAACAGTGAGCTGAAGAGTTTGTGATGAAGAACCGTACGAACCAGCAACATCTGGGATCGTCGCCAGAGTCAGAACATCGGTACCGCCATCGAGGGTACCTGTGACATCACCAGTCACCGTGAACGTCGATGAACCGCCAGAGCCAGTGTTCTGCTGAACCCATTGACCGCCATCGTACACGTACAGTCCAGCTGGAGCCGAAGTCTTGTAGTACAGCTCACCGACGTTGTTCCCAGTGACAGGAAGCGTTGTGCCGTGTTGGATTTGGAGATTGTCGGCAACTGAGCCGTCTGCGAGAAGAATGCCGTCTTGAAGCATGGGTAAGACTCCTGATCGTTAGGATGATTCAGGAGCTATTTACACTGAACCTCGCTCTAGACCACCGCGAACGGGATCGGATCGTCTCCCCACTGATCCACGTTCGATTCCGCGTTCGGATCAACGTATTCGTTCACCGCCTTGAACGCCTGATCGTTGTAGTCAGCAAGTCGCTTCAGCAGTCGAACGATGCCGACGGTAGCCATCACGCAGTCGTCTGTGGCGCCAGACTTCGCCTCGTACGTGCCACCCTTCGCGACGAAGTTCTTCAGCTCGAACAGCAGGATCTCTGAGTTCAGCGTGAACCCGTTCTTGACCTTCTCGACGAGCTGCTTCAGCTGCAGGCACGACAGGATCTTCGTCTTCCCGGTCGTGTACACGCCGTACTTCCCTGGCACATCGCAGTACAACTCCGGATGTTCTGGTTGCTTCTCGTCGTTCACGAACAGCGCTGCCATTGCCTCGCCGATGCCGTTCCGCTCGAACGTCCACAGAACTTCTGCCCGCCCTCGACCCTGCGGAGCAGAGAGCAGATTCAGAATCCACTTCACCTTCGCGTACAGCAGTGGGATGTTGATCTCGTTCGAGCGCCACTCGGCAACCTGGAACAGACCTGGGAAGTCGAACACCTCGATCACAGAGGAGTCCTTACCAGAACCCGTCGCTGGGTCGATCGAGACGAGGTACGTCTTCCCAGCTCCGGCGAGCTGATCAAGGGGTCGCCAGAATCTGAATCCCATGTCCTCGAACAGCGGTGGTCTGAACTGCAGCTTCTGCAGAACCATCGAGTTCACGAGGAGAGCATCAGACGACAAGAACTCACAACCGACTTCTTGCCGAGTCTTCAGCAGACCAAGCATGTTCACCATCGTGTCCCAGTAATCATCGCCGCGCTCTGGGTGCTCGCGCCAGTGCACTTGGAACGGAACGAAGTTCGTGCCAGCGGCATCAGCTTGTCCAGACATCGCCGTTCGCCACAGCTGAGCAAAGAGCTCAGTGTCGCCGTTCGGGGTCGATGAGATGATCGCAGAACCGCCAGTTGAGAGCGTTGGTGCCAGCGAAGCCCAGAGCAGGTCTTGAATCCGAGGTGAGATGAACGCAAGCTCGTCGAGATACAGTTTCGAGATCGACAGACCACGACCAGTCTTTTCAGTCGTAGCTTCAGAGACGATTCGTGAACCGTTGTCCATTTCCAGATTGTGTCGATTGTAGTACTTCATACCTGGCTTCAACCAGTTCGGAAGTTCTTCGTACGCGAATCGAACACGAGCTGCAATCTCCAATGCATGACTTTGGTTCTTCGAAGCGATCAGCACGGTCGCATCAGGTGTAAAACAAGCGAACCACAACAGATACATGGCTGCCGTCAGGGTCTTCCCGCATTGACGCGGTTGAAGAGTGATTGTAAAACGATTGTCCGCCATGTGACGAACGAATCGTTCTTGAAAATCGTACATGTCGAACGGGATTGTTCCGCGAGTCGGGTGCTGGATCTTGATGTAGTTCCGCATGAAATACACCGGATCGTCTCGACATTTCTTGAGTTCCATCACCATCTCTGGTGTGTACTCATCTGTCGAGTGTGCTCGCTTAATCTGTGGATTTCGCATTTCGCTTCTTCTCCCAGTACGCGCGACGAGCTTCAGCCATCTTGTCTTTGGTATCTTGAGATACCGGCGGACGAGACTTTCCGAGCTTCGCTGCTGACATTTTTGCTTTGGCTTCTGGTGATGCCTTCTTACCAGTTAGCGAAGCTGAAACCTTTGCATTCCACTCTGGATTCCGCGCAGCCCCAGGTTTTCCTTTCTTCGCGGCTGCCATTCTGTCTCTAGCAACTTGATCAACAACTTTGCCTTTGTGGGCCTTTGAAATTTTGTCTCTCGTCTCTTTGGAAACATCCCGACCGGTCATGGCATCGGCATGAGCTTTGCGGGCCACAGCATACATCTTGGAAGTTGGTGTGTACCGATTCCCGTATCGATCAGAGAGCATTCGGTTAAGAGCAGAAGCCATCTTTACTTGATGTGACTTTTCTTGAACACCCTTGTGAAGAAGCAAGTGAGCGACAAAATGCTCTCTTGGTGTGAGCTTGACAAGGTTCTCTTTGTCGTTCGGGCCGCCAAGGCTCTTTGGAACAATGTGATGCCTCTCAACATACTCGGTTGGAGCTTCACGGTTTTTGGCTTTGTCAATGAGGTTCAAGTATGCCTTTGCATACTTTGTGTCATTGAAGATTTCGAAGACTTTCATGCTCGAAGATCAACGTACCCAGTGTTCGGCATCCGGATCTCCCAGAGCTGCTTGAACAGTTCGCTGTACCCATCTGCCGACCACATGATCTGCTGACCATCAGCTCGTACAGCCGGCACAACAGATTGAATCAGCTCGCTGAACTCAAGGTCCTGGTAGAACGAGGCATCGCTCCAGAGCACGAGATCAAGAGACAAGCCACAAGTACAATGCCGGTTCTGATACGAGCTGAACAAGATTCGAGTGAAGTTCTGGAACTCGACAGAATCGCGAGCGCTTCGTACTAGCTCAGCCCGAAGCCAGCTTGGCAGAGATTTGTGCATCGAGAGCAGAGCTCGAGCTGAATCTGCAGCAGACTGCGATGACATCGTGAAGAACATCACGGTGTTCTCATGATTGAACATCGAGTACCACAGCGAGTACGCGAGCATCAGCGTGCTCAGCCCAGTCGCCCGCGTCGTGCGAACCATGGTGTTCTTGAACTCTTGAGCATTGCAAAGAGATACAAGCTGCTGGTGATTCAACTCGAGCTTCGCACCGCTCGGTAGCCGAACGTATGTCTCGATGAAGTACAGCGGATCGTCTTTGCAGCGAATCAGCTCTTGAACTTGGTCTTGACTGTAGCTGAATCCGCCTGAACGCATGGCTGCCACTGTTGAAGCTGGGCGACGGGACTTGATCATTCTGTGTCTCCAAAGATGTAGGTCTGAATGTGCTGCACTGTCAGATCGTGCATAAGGATCTCGAAGTGCGAAGCCTTGATCTCGATCTTTCGACCGTACGGCAGAGCGCGCTGTGATTGAACGGTGACGACTGAATCGTTCGGTTCTGAGGTCGTCGGCAGATGTCCGCCGGTGCTGATCAGACAGAGCGTTCGTGTTCCGCGAACTCGCTTCTTGAGCTGCAAGATTCCTGGTGCCGTTGGCGTGATGTCCTCAATCACTGGCGGATGTCCCGGAATCCAACGGACGAAGTTCGCTGCCTTCGAGCCACCAAGTGGTGAGGAGATCGTGACGAGGGTCTCAAGACGTTCGATGTCGGCAAGCGACGCGCCGATCACACCGCCGAGCGAGTGCCCAACGATCGAGAACGAAGAGCTCGGAAGCTGCTCGCGAATCTCTTGAATCGAGTCGCTGAGATGCTGATGTGAGTTGTAGTCGATCGTGATCGCGTTGTGCTTCGGAAGCTTTCCGAGCACGTACCCGAAGCTCCGATGACTTGAGTTCAAGCCATGAAGATACACAACGGTTTTGAGTGCCGAATCAGTCATCGGCTATTTACGGTTCAGGAACCGCGAACCTTAGAGCGCTGGAGTGTTCGAGACGCCGAGCGTTGATCTGATTCGCACGTTCAGTGCCGTTGAGGCAGACGCTGAAGTCTCGAGCTGAAGCTGCGAGAGCAGAGCTGTAGCAGTGCTCAGGCGAGCGGCATCGTACGAAGTTTCGTCGGCACCAGACAGCGGAAGTCGGTCACGCTCAAGAGCTTCAACCCAGTCGCCCGCGAGAGCAACCACGGCTTGAAGTCTCTTGATCTCCTGGCGCAGGAGATCACGTTGATCTCCGAGCGCGGTACCGACTCCGAATGCAGCCATTACGCTGCTTCGCCAGCCTTGAAGCCAGCGTCGTAGAACGGCTGAACGATCTTGATCAGCGAAGCGCCTTCGTCTTCTTCTGGGTCAGTTGCGAGACCGGCTTCAACGAGCTTCTTCGCAAGAGCGCCCTTCACGAATGCGGCGATCACTGGCGGAACGTCCTTCTTTGGCTTCTCAGCCTTCTCAGCCTTCTCAGCCTTCTCAGCTGGAGCCGAATCATCAGCATCCATGTCTGGTTCGACTTCAGCGTCAGCTGGGGCCTTGGCTTCGGTGATGATGCCTGAGAGGAACTTGATGCGGGCGAGATCCATGATGTGTCCTTAGTGGAGGTTTTCGAGCTTGTACTTCGTGCGAGCCACGAAGCCTTGCAGCTCTTGGTACTTGTTCACGAGGTACCCGTCTTGTGGGAACGAGGTTGACAGCTCTTGAAGGGCTCCATGAAGCTGCCGAATGAACTCAACTGGATCGTGCTCACTGAAGTGATTCGGGTCCGATTGACTGATTTCAAGGTTGCCAGATCCAGTGCTGCCCATGTACATCTCAGCGAGCTCGTCGGCGAACTCAATGAGGGCTTCGTACAGCTCGCCAAGAGCCATGTGCTGACTGAACGACTTCGTCTTCCAGTGATGCACATGAGCGGCACGCTGCGCCATGAACAGATTTCGAATGAGGTTTTCCATGAGTGTATTTAGCGGTTCCCTGCTCAGATCTGAGCGAATCTAGCTCAATCTTCGTCGTCGAAGCCATGCCACAGGCGAACAGCACCCTTGTACTCGAGCACAGAGGTGTTCAACCAAGCCGTCGACTCAACGTCCCAGCCGTACGTGAAGTCATCGCTGTCGTGGCGCGAGTACCCGCTGTGATGAACGCCGTCGAAGTGCTTCGCGAGCTCCTTCCACGGAAAGTTCCCACGCATCGCCGTTGATCGACCGTAGCTCTTGAAGTACTCTTTGTTCTCTTCAGCTCGTCCGTGTGTCTCTGCCCAATCGTAGTACTGCTCGAGGTACCCAGTGTTCAGAACCATCGCGCCTGGCTTCACGGCGAACAGGTACCCGTAGTCAGTCTGCCACTCTCTGAAGTTCACCTTCACGTGCTCGTACCACTCAGAGGTGTACTCGCCGTTCGACTTCTTTCGTGCTGATGAAGTCCAGAACGCACCAGACGGCTTGTTGTTCCCCTTCACCGGCGACTCACGGAATGCTGACAGAATCGGTGGATGATCAGTCCGATCTTCCTTGAGCTTCTTGCTCTCTTCAGCTTCGATCTCTTTTCGAACTTCCCAGTCACGCCGATCGCGCTTCCGCTGAAGCTCGAGCTTCGGATCACGATGCTTCGGCACGAACAGCTGAAGATCATGATGCTTCTCGCTGAGGTGGTTCTGCATGTCACGAAGCGTCGCGTACCCAGAGGAGTGATCGGCATCTGGCCAATCAGGCTCCTTCGGCTTCCGCTTCGCTTCGAGAATGAACTGCTTGAACGAGATCATCAGGCGAATCGAGACTTGAACTCGACTTCCATTGCACGACGGAGCTTCGTTGGTGTTCGCTCGTGCTTCACGCCCTTTCGAATCTGAGCGTCAGAGAGGTGCGCGGCGATCTGCTGGTACGCCTTTCGCTCTTCAAGCTCACGCTCCTTGATCTGGTCTTCGATCGTCTTTCGAATCTTGGCGAGCTCTTCTTCAGTGCCTGAAGCGCTCATGAGCCACTTGCCGATCTTCGCAGCGATCGACTTCGCCCAATCAATCAGACCTTCGCCAAGGAGTTCGCCCTCGTCTCTGTCATCATCCCAAACTGCGTAGCACCGATCTTCACCCTTGACCTCAGCGTAGATCAGATGCTTCCCACCCTCGATTCGACCCTTGAACTGAAGGGTCTTCCCTGGGTTCGCTGCCTTCACAGCCATCTTCCAGGATTCGAAGTTCACGAAGTACCTCTTGTCCTCAGAGATCTTTGCCTTCTCGCGATCGATCTGCTTCTGAGTACGTTCATCAGAAGCCTTTCGAAGTTCAGCTTGCTTCCACTTCGGCAGTCGTTCGAAGGCGAGAGTTCCGATTGCCGGGTTCTTGGCCTTCTTGGTTTCGAGCGGAAGAGCCATTGGCTTCTCACCACGAACCGGCATCGTCGTCATTGCGCCTTCAAACAGTTCTGAGACTTTCATTTCGTGCCCTTCATTGCCTTCAGATCTTCGACCGAGCTGATGTCGTGATCAGTATGAGTGACCGGACGGGCCTTTGGATTCCCGGCTTCGCCTGGTCGATGGTGCCCGACAGTTGCTTTCAGCTGACCGTTTCGCTTGTAGAACGTGATGTGCTTCGTGTCAGTGACAACATGAACGTTCTGCGGGAACAGTGGTTCTCCGCCGCTCTTCAGGTTCGCGTTGTGCCCA